GGAGAGACCCGCGCTAGACATCCGCGAATTTCTCCGGCGCCGGTAACAAATCACGGGCGGCTCGATAGACGGGTTCGTGACGACACGGCGCCGCCATCTCCACGCCGTCGGCGACGCTGACGAGGAGAAGCGCGGCCGTGGCCGTCCGAGTAAGACGCTGCAGCAGCACGTCGACGACGGCACCTTCGAACGCCGCAAGCACGAGGAGCTGCTCGCCGGCGACGGTTTGGTCGCCGACGCTGACCTGAAGAAGCTGCAGCAGCGCTACCGGCGGCTGAAGACGGAGTCGAAGCGGGGCGAGGTCGCGCTCGAGTTCGAACGGCTCGCCCGTGCGCGCGCGCCCGAGCGTCAGCGTCAGGATGCCGACGAGATCGCCGCCCGCATCCGGCGGCTCGGGCCGCCGCGGTCAGCGAAACGCACGATCGGGTTCTTCGAGGAGTTCTACGTCTGGGACGACGGCTCGCCGTGGCGCCTCGACCCCTGGCAGAAGGACTGGCTGCGCGACTGGAAACGGCGCGACCGCAGCGACCGGCTGCTCTACCGCGAGGGGCTGCTCGGGATCTGCCGCGGCCAGGGTAAGACGCCGATCGCCTCCGGGCTGAACACGGAGGAGATCGCGACCGCCGAGACGCGCAGCTACGCGTTCCAGATCGCCGGCTCGAAGCTGCAGGCCTCACTCGGAACCGAGTACGCGAGCAACTGGGTCGACGACGGCGACCTCGGCAAGATCCTGCAGGCGCGCAAGAACAGCGTCGTGCGCCGCGACGGTCGCGGCTCTTTCACGGTGCTCTCATCCGACGGCCGTCTCGCGCACGGCCGCCGCGGCCGGATCAAGGCGATCGCCGACGAGCTCTGGCTCTACAAGAGCTACGCGGAGGAGCAGGCCTACGTCGCGCTCGAGTCGGCGCTGCACAAGGATCCCGAGTCGCAGCTGCTCGGGATCTCGACCGCCGGCTACAACCTCCGCTCGCTGCTCGGCCGCAAGTACCGGCGAGGCCTCGCCTGCCCCCAGATCGTCACGAAGCGCGAGGGCTTCCTGACGATCGGCCGCGACCCCGAGGCCGGGTTCCTCATGTGGTGGTTCGGGATGCCGCAGGGCTACGAGCTCGACCTCGAGGACGACGCCGCGGTCATGCGCGCGCTGAAGCTGGCGAACCCCGGCTCCTGGACCGACCACCGCGAGCAGCTCCGCTCGCTCCGCCGCGCGATGAACGGCGAGCTCGAGGAGGGCGACGAGGTGCAGGACGAGCTCGAGTGGCTGCGTCTCTGCCTCAATTACTGGACGCCCGTGCGGGGGCTCTGGCTGAAAGCCGGCACCTGGCGGTCGCTCGCCGATCCGAATGTGCAGATCCCCGCGCACGCGGAGATCTACGTCGCCGTCGACGCGGCGCACAGCTACGACACGACCGCCGTCGCCTGGGCCTGGCTCAACCCGGACGGCAAAGTCGTCGAGCGTTGCAAGATCTTCTCCGTCCGCGCCGGCGCGCCCGCGCACGTTCACGTCGACGACTTCTACGGGCCCGACGGCGTCCACGTCGCCGAACGGTTCATCAACGACGAGCTCGCCGGCCGCTACAAGGTGCGGGAAGTCGTCGGCGACCCGAACTACTTCGGCGCCGAGCTCGCCCGGCTCGGGAAACGGTTCCTGACCGCGCCAGTCTTCCCGCAGAGCAAGGACATGCGCGGATACGTGCAGCGGTTCTACCGCGACGTCCACGGCCATCAGATCATCACCGACGGCGACCTGATCGTCACCGAACACGTGGAGGCGATCGCCGGCGAGAAGACCGGGGACGGCTACTGGTCGATCCGGAAGCTGCACCAGTCGCAGCCGATGGACGGCGGCACCGCCCAGATCATCGCGAACGGCCGCGCGCGCAGCCGAGAACAGGCCGCGAAGCCGTGGGCGGCACGCTGGTGAGCTTCCGACCGATAGACGCAGCATGAAGTGGCGCCGCACGGCTGAACCTCATGTCCGCGGACTCGTGCGTCTTCACATGAAGAAGGACCCGCGGAGCTTCGAGGGTCTGCTGGTCGAGATCGTCGAGGGTCACTATCGGCTCGCGAACGCGCGGCTGCTCGTGAACACGAACCGCGTCGACGACATCCCGATCGACGGCGACACGTTCGTGCCGTGTGGCGACGTGCATTACGCGCAGAAGGTCGGCTAGATGATCGTCAAGAGCGGCGGCTCTGACCGGCAGGTCAAGTCGATCCTCGACCAGTGGCCCTACCCGGTGATTCCGCCGGAATTCGGCCTCGGCCTCAATGGCGTCGCCGGCGACCCGTTCTGGCCGTTCATGTCGATGGAGCAGGCGATGGGGCTGCCCGCGCTGCTCGGTGTGCTGCTCAGGATCTCGACCGCCTGCGGGATGCTGCCGCAGAAGGTCTACGAGGGCGACGACCAGCTGAACCGGCGCGCCGCCACCGACTCGTGGCAGTACGACCTGCTGCACGACCGGCCCGGCGAGGAACACACACCGTTCACGCTGCGCGCGGACATCGCGCTCGGCGTCGCCGGCGCCGGCTACTCCTGCATCCGCAAGTACAAGGTTCCCGACCGCACCGTGCCGGGCGGCCAGCGTGTCGCCGAGCTGCTGCCGCTCGACTCGCGTCTCGTCAAGCCGAAGCGCGTCAACGGCCGTCTCGTGTTCGAGGACCGCACCGAGGGCGAGCTCGTCACCCGCGACCGCTCCGAGATCATCTACGTGCGCGCGCCCGCATCGAACGGCGGCGTCGAAGGATTGGCTCCGATCACCCTCACCCGGATGGGAATCTCGACCGGGCTGAAACGGCAGATCTTCGAGGGCGGCTACTACGACAAGTCAGCCGAGCCAAGGGTCGTGCTCGCGTTCCCCGAACAGATGCAGCCCGACCAGGCGGAGGAGTGGCGGGAGCTCTGGAACGACCAGCACCAAGGGCTCGCGAACATGCACGGCACCTCGGTGATCGGCGGCGGCGCGACCGTCAGCACGATCCCGGTGTCGCTCGCCGACGCGATGTTCGTGCAGGCGACAAACCAGACCGCCGACCAGATCGGGTTCATCTACGGGATGCCGAAGGTGTTCATGAACACCGTCGAGCGGCCGACGATCACCGACAACGACTGGCGCTACTTCGTCACCTTCGGGCTCGGCTGGATCATGGCCGCCGTCGACCAGGCATTCACCGCCGACCGCGACCTCTTCCCGGCCGGTGCCGGTCGGATGCACGTCGAGACGATCACCGACGCGCTCCTCAAGCCCGACATCCAGACCCGCTACGGCGCCTACCTCGTCGCCCGGCAGGCAGGCTGGCTCACCTCGAACGAGATCCGCGCCCTCGAGAACTACCCGCCCGTGCCAGGCGGCGACGTGCTGCAGATCACCCCTGTCGGCGCAGGCGTCGACAACACCGGCACCTCCGCCAACGAGGCCGCCGCAAAAGCGCTCGATCTGATCCTCGACGACTTCAAGGACGCAACCCCGGAACAGCGGCAGATCCTGGAGCGGATCTCGCAGCGCGCCCGCGAGCTCGCGCCGATAGGCACCGCGTGAAGACCCGCGGGCCCGGTTACGACACGCTCGATTTCAAGTTCGAGCTGAAGAGCCTCGACGACGCCGGCGAGCTCGAGGGCTACGCCGCGGTCTTCGGGAACGTCGACCTCGGCGGCGACGTGATCGAGCAAGGCGCGTTCACGAAAAGCATCCAGGAGTCAGGCGGCCACGTGCCGATCCTCTGGCAGCACGACCGCTACGAGCCGATCGGTGTGTCCACCTCGCTCGAGCAGGACCGCAAAGGTCTGCTCGTCAAGGGGCAGCTGAACATGGACGTACAGCGCGCCCGTGAGGCCCGCGCGCTCCTCAACCAGGGGGCCCTACAGGGCCTGTCGGTCGGCTACAAGAGCGTCAAGCACGTCTTCGACGGCCCAGTTCGGCGGCTGAAGGAGATGTCGCTGAAGGAGTTCTCGCCCGTCGTGTTCCCGATGAACGAGCTCGCGCTTGCCTCGGTGAAGGGCGCCGGCGACATCATCTGGGAGCCCGAGTCCGGCTTCAACGACCTGATGTCGGATCTCTGCGAGCTGCTCAACCCCGGCTCGCCCCCGAACCGCTTCTGGGTCAGCGACATCGCGATCGACCTCTCGCACGCGATCGTGCGCGACTACGACGCCAACGAGGCGTGGGTGGTGCCGATCAGCATCGACGACAACGGCGAACCGTCGATCGCGCCTGCCTCCGACTGGGTAGAGGCCGAGCAGGCATGGGTCGCGGCCGTCGACGAGCCGGGCAAGGCCGCGTTCGCGATCGCGAACGCCTACAAGATTTCGGCGACCCGCCAGCAGGCCAAAGAGGGTCGCATGTTCAGCAACGCCAACCTGGCGACGCTGAAGGAAGCGCACGAACGGATCGCTGCACTCCTCGAGCTCGCGCAGCCGGCAAACGCCACTGCGGACGACGACGGAGCCGCAAAGCACGCAGAGATGCCGGCCCTCGCGGCCACTCTCCGCGACTCCATCACGTCAATTTTCGAAGGAGGAACACAGTGAGCACACAGCTCGAAGAGCTCAAGGAGCTCGGCGACGGCATCAAGTCGACCTTCGAGGAGTGGAAGAAGGTCGACGCCGAGCGCGCCGAGGAGATCAAGAAATTCGGAGAGGCGACCGCCGAGACGCAGCAGAAGTTCACCGCGCTCGACGACCGGATCGACGAGCTCGACGTTCGCATGCAGAAGTCGCGCCTCGACGGCGGCCGCGGCGAGCTCGACCTCGACCAGCCGCAGGTGAAGGCGTTCGAGAAGCTGATCCGCTTCGGCCCGGTCGGGATGACCGAGGACGAGATGAAGCACGTCACGCTCGCGACCAAGCAGGGCGACGAGCTCTACACCAAGACGATGACGGTCGGAGACGACACGACGGGCGGGTTCCTCGCGCCGGTCGAGATCGTCAACGAGCTGATCAAGGGCATCGTGCTCTTCAGCCCGATCCGCAACGTCGCGAACGTCCGCCAGACGTCGTTCAACTCGATCAAGGCGCCGAAGCGCACGCAGACGTCTTCGGCGGTCTGGGTCGGAGAGATCGACTCGCGCAGCGAGACCCAGAACGTGAAGTTCGGCAAGGAAGAGATCTCGACGCGCGAGCTGTCGGCGATGGCCGACATCTCCCGGCAGGATCTCCAGGACGCAGCGGTCAACCTCGACCAGCTCGTCTATGCCGACTTCGAGGAGCAGTTCGGCGTCTCCGAAGGGCTCGCGTTCGTCTCCGGCGACGGCGTCGACGGCAAGCCCGAAGGGATCCTGACCGCATCCGACCAGGGCTTCCTCGGCTCGAACGGCATCGAGACCGTCGCGTCCGGCGCGGCGACCGCGATCAGCGGCGACGACCTGATCGAACTGTTCTACCGCCTCAAGGACGGCTACGCGCGCAACGCGTCGTGGCTGATGAAGCGCGGCACGGTCAAGGTCGTCCGGCAGCTGAAGGAGACCTCGACGGACAACTACCTGTGGCAGCCCGGTCTGGCCTCGGTAGCTCCGCCGACGATCCTCGACCGCCCGTACGTCGAGACCGTCGACATGCCCGGCCCGAGCTCCGGAGCGACGTTCACGACCGGCGACCTGCCGATCGCGTTCGGCGACTTCAAGCGCGGCTACTGGATCGTCGACCGCCTCGCGCTGCAGACCCTCCGCGACCCCTACACGCAGGCCGGCAACGGCTACCTGCGCATCTGGGCGTACAAGCGGGTCGGCGGCCAGGTCGTGCTCCCCGAGGCCATCAAGCTCCTCCGCGTCGCCTAGACGCGGCCAACCCACGAAGAGACCCACAGAGAAAGCCAAGGTGAAGAGAAACGATGCGTGATCTGCTCAACAGCCTGGTCTCCAAGATGGCGAAGGCCGCCGCGGCGATCAGCTCCAGCACAACGACCAACGGTCTGGTGATCGACCTGCAGGGGTACGACTCCTGCAGGTTCGACATCCACTCGGCCACCCTGACCGACGGCACCTACGCGTGCTCGATCCAGGAGGGCGCGGCCTCGGACCTGTCCGACGCCGCCGACGCTCCCGCAGCGTCGGTGCTCGGCACAGCGTCGTTCGCAGCGACCGACGACAACACGGTGAAGTCGCTGTCGTACGTCGGTTCGAAGCGCTACGTCCGGGTGAAGATCGTCTCCACCGGCGTGACGACCGGCGGCACGCTCGGCGCGATCGCCGTGCTCGGCCGCCAGCGCCACACCGGCGGCAAGGCCGTCTAACCAAGACCGAACGTGGGGCGGCGTTCGCGCCGCCCCACAACCGGCCGACGAAAGAGAGGAATCCGATGCACGTCAAGATGCTCAAAGACATGCACGTCGTCATCGACGGGGTGCGCAAGATCTTCGCGCTCGCGGGCGAGCATCACGAGATGGGCGACGGCGTCGCCGCCTCCCTGATCGCGCAGGGGGCAGCCGAGGCCGCAGACCTGCCCGAGCAGCCCGCAGCCCAGGCGCGCGCGCACGAGTCCGCAGACGCCGTCAACGCCGACGGCGGCGAAGGTGCGAAGGTGGACGAGTCCAAGCTCGAGAACAAGGACGAGCCGTCCGCGCCTGCGAAGCCGAAGAAGCCGTCACGTCGTAAGAAGGCAGCCGGCCACTGATGTCCGTGGCCGCCGCCCAGATCACGGTCGGCACGAGCGCGACGCAGCTCCAGGCGCGCGAAGGCGACGGACACTCGCTCTGCCTCCGCAACGCCGGGGCCGTCGACGTCTACCTCGGCGCCTCCGACGTCACAACCTCCACCGGGTTCAAGCTCGCCGCCGGCGAGACGATGGCGCTCGACCTGCTCGCCGCCGAGGCCGTATACGGGATCGTCGCCTCCGGCAGCTGCATCGTCCACGTGCTCGGGGTGAGCGTCGGCTGATGGGCAAGATCTCGCCGCCAGCGTCCGCGAATGGCGGTTCCAGTTCCCTCCCCACGGGCGGTTCCGCCGGCGACATCCTCCGCAAAAGCTCCTCGACCGACGGAGACGCGGCATGGGCGTCCGTCGACACGACCGTCAACCTGGACGACCTTTCTGACGTCTCTGCCGGCTCGCCGTCGTCGGGTCAAGCCCTCGTCTGGAGCGGAACCGCTTGGATTCCCAGCACGTCGAAGGTTCTGCTCGACACCGACCGCGTCTCGGCGTTCAAGCCCTCCGACTACGGCAAGAAGTTTTCGTCATACGATCCTGGGTTCATCGCGTCCGGGAAGGCGCTGAGCTCGGGGCTTGTTTTAGTCACACGGCTGAACACGCCGGGGCCCGCGCAGGCGATCACGAACCTCTTCGTGGCGCTGACAGCAGCAGCCTCCACCGTCACGGCTGCCGGCGCGTGGGCCTACATTTGGGACGCGTCGGGGACGCTGTTGGCGACGTCAACAGACCAGTCAACTCCCTGGTCGACCGCCGGCAATCTGGCGGACACGCTGATGGACGCTTTGGCGGTGCCGATGTCGTTCAATACGCCGGCGAACTCCTGGGTCTGGGTCGGTCTGCATGTCCCGTCTGCGACCGGGTATCCGTCGTTCGGCCGGTACGGAGCCGAGGGCAACGGGACGGTCAACATTGGTCTGACGACGAGCCAGTTGCGTGTCACGGCGCTCACGTCGCAGTCGGCGAAACTGACTGGCGCTCTCACTGTCCCTCTCTCAGCGAACGCGGCTGGTGGTTCGTGGGTTTGGCTGGCTCTGGCCTAAATGCGGCTTCGCAACGGATTCGAGAGTGGCCCGTCCGCCGCGCTCATCATCCCGCAGGGTTCAGGCAACCCTGATCCCTGGGATGCGACGCTCACCTCAGGCCAGTACGACACGGCCCTCTATGACACAACCCACGCGCGCGGGGTGTTCGCGGGCAAGTTCAGCACGCAGTCGTCGGGCGACCAGGTCGGCAACGTCGAGTGGCGCACAGCGAGCTTTGGAACACAGACCGGCTGGTACGGGCGGCTCTACCTGTATCTGTCTGCGAATCCGGGAGGGTCGTTGACGATCGCCGGCGCGACAGACGGAGCGGGGTCGGTGAAGTGCCGCATCCAGGTCACATCCGCGGGGAAACTGCTTATCGCAGGCCCTACCGGCGGCACGCTCGCAACCGACACCGTTTCGATTGCGCTCAATCAGTGGGTGCGGCTGGAATGGCATCTCGTCCATGACCTGTCGGCAGGCAGCTTTGAGCTTCGCGTGTTCGAGACGAACGCCGAGGCTGCCGTTGGATCCTACGACCGCGTTCTTTCCGTCTCGAGCGTCGACTCGGGCGCTTCGGCGTTCGGAGCGATCTTCGGGGTCTGCACGTCGCTCGTTTCAGCCCCCGCGTTTTGGCTCGACACAGTCGAGGTCAACAACACAGGCTGGGCCGGGCCCGACACCGACGCCGCAAGAACACCCCCGTCGTTCCTTGTCCTCCAAGACGTCTCTGGTTTCGGGGACGTCACGTCCGCGGCGCAGATCGCGGACTACAGCTACATCGGCGGCGTCGAAGCAGCGGACCGTCTGCAGCTTGTCAGCCATCCCGTACGCCGCGGCGCAGGGTCGCTGCTCGTCGAAGTGCGAACAAACGACACAGACCACGACGGCCTGACCGACCGCACCGAAGCCGCGTCACCTGGGTTCCAGTTCGCGCCCGGAGACGACTTCTGGCTCGGATACAGCGTCATCCTGGACCCCACATTCCCGACCTCGCAGAGCCACTGGCTGGTTCTCTTCCAGTTGTACGGCTCGACCGGAGGCCAAACCACCGGGGCGCCGCCGTTCGCAATCGAAATCGACTCCGACCATTTCCTGATGACTGTGCGCGGAGGCATCAAAGCCACCCCCAGCACGTCAGCGCCTCGAAGCACAGGCCGCCGTTTCGCTTCCGCGACAAGAGGGATTTGGCACGACTTCAAGTTCCACCTGAAGCTCGCGAAAGACGCGACAGGCCAGATCGACGCCTACCACAAACGAGGCTCCGAAACGGCGTGGCCGTCCGCCCCGAACTGCACGGACACAGGAATCAACGTCCTCACTGTGGCAGGTGTCGATCAGTGGCCTTCGCCGGAGGGCGGCATCTACCGTGAGACGCGCGCCGAAACCGGCATCGCCTATGTCGGACTGATCGCGGCGGACCCTTCGGAATCAATCGTCGAAAGCTACTTCCCGTCCTCCGGCGCAACCGACCTCGGAGACCCCGGCCTTCTCAAGGCCGGCGGCGACCTCGTACGGATGACGTAGGAACGGGAATCGAGTCTCGGGTGCGCCCGTCGACCGCCCGATAGACGAACGCGATGACCGTCGCCCCTGATCAGCTTCAGCCGCGGGCGCTGTGTGCGCTGCTCGACGTCACGAAGCGGGTGCCGGGATACGAGCCGGGCGACGACGAAACGGTCGACGACATCCTGAACGACTTGATCGTGCAGGAGTCGCGCGACTTCGTCGAGACGACCGGACGTGAGATCGTCGCGATGAGCTCAGGCCCGCGCGTCTTCGACCTGACCGTGTCGATGATCGGGCGACGGTCGCTCCCGATCGGCGACGCGGCATCGATCACCCAGGTCGAGCTGTTCGACTACGACGGCACCACCAGCCTGGGCGTGATCGCGTCGAATCTCTACGTGCTGCAGCCGAGGGTCCGCGACGACTGGCAGCCGATTCGCAGGTTGTGGTTTCCCTACCGTCCAGTGTCCGCGCCCGTGCTGCTCGCGCCCGGACGCACGCTCGAGATCACGGCCACGTGGGGCTTTCCTGCGATCCCGGACACCGTTCGTCGCGCGGTCGCGACGCTCGTGATCTTCCGGTATCTGAATGACGCCGCGGCGGCGGGCACCGTGTTCGCGGACGCTGCGAACCGCGAAGACTTCAACCTCGGCGCATCGTTGAAGGTCGCGCTCGATGCTCGCGACCGACTCGGGCCGGCGTCGTTCGCGTGAGCAACACGATCACGCTGTGGCGTCAGGCGGTGATGGCCCAGCTGGAAGCGAACCTCCAGGACGGCGAGTTCACCGTTCTGCCGGGGGAGCGAGACGGCCTCTCGCGCGACCGCAAGCTCGCGTGCGTGTACGCGCCGGCGCTCGCGACGGACGGCGCCAACGTCAGCTTCGCGCGGCCGGTGCTGATCGTCAGAGCATGGGTTCCTCAGCCGAGGATCTCCGCGAAACTGAAGGACGTCCCCGCCGACCCGGAGCCGGTCGAGCAGCTGATGGTCGATCTCGCGGCCTGTCTGCAGGAGATCCAGGCGCAGCCCGCGATCGGGATTAGCGGCCTCTACTTCTTCGTCACCCAGATCCGGCCCGACTACGACGACTGGGGCGTCGAGGCGACGTTGCAAGGCTGGACCGGAAACCCGGCAGTGCTACCAGCACCGTGATCCGGGCGACGGTCACGGTGCGTGACAACCTCGCGCAGCTGCACACCCGGGTCGAGCAGAGCGCTCGCCGCGCCACGCTGGCTGCTGCCGAAGCCGCGGCCGCGGTGGCGCAGGCGAACGCGTCGATCGACCTCGAGGTGCATGTCGTGCCGGCAGAGCAGGACCCGGACGGGGTGACTGCCGGCATCCGCTCCGAGAAGAAAGGCAACCGTGGCACCCGGATCGCGGACTTCTTCGACGAGGGCACGCTCGGCAACCGCCGCAAGAAGACGAAACGGCCCGGTCGGAGCTCCTGGACCGTGAAACGCGGGGGCGGCTCCTACACCGCCCACCGCGGCGACACCTCCGGCAAGGGGATCGAGCCGGAGCGGTTCTTCGCGAAAGCGAAGACCGCGGGCCGCAAAGCGATGCAGGCCGAGCTCGAGAAAGGCCTCTGAGCCAGCCGCCGCCGATAGGCGCGGGCGATGAGCAAGATCGCCTTCAAGCTCGCGGACGGATTCAGCGCGCTCCGGCATGCGCTTCCCGGCGGCCGTGAGATCTCGATCGACCACGGCAGCAGCTACCTGACCGACGACCCGCACCAGGTCGCGGCGCTCGACCGGCACCCGGCAGCCGAACGCGCGAAGCAGAACAAGCGCGCGCCCGGGCGCGCCGGCGACGAGGAGGTTTCCTAGATGGGCCTGAACCCGAATAACGCGCTGACGCTCGCGGGCGGTAAGCAGGTCGCGAAGGGCACCGCGCAGGCGACGCCGCAGTTCAAGCTGGCGTTCACCGGCGGCTACGGCCCCGACCCGATCTGGGATCCGCTGCAGCCGGCCGAGACCGACGCGCAGCGGCAGGAAGCCGACGCCGTCCGGGTCGGGTTCTCGGTCAAAGGGCAGAGCGAGCACTACCTACGCCCGGCGCAACACCATTATTTGGCGCACGCGGTGCTCGGGTCGACCGCGACGACCGGAACCACGCCGAAGACGCATGTCGCGACGCCGACCGACGACGGCTCGGCGCCGTACTACACGTTGTTCCGGGCGGTCGCGCAGACGGCCGAGGTCACCGAGATGGTCGACTGCCAGGCCTCGCAGGTCCAGTGGACGGGCGGGCAGGGGCAGGCGCTCTCCGCGCAGATCGACTGGGTCGGGCTCGCGGCGATCCTCGGCGCCTCCGACCCCGCCGGCGACGTGCTCGAGGATCCGATCCTCGTCTACCCGCAGGTCGCCGTGACCTACGGCGGCGTCCAGGACGGGTCAGTGCAGTCGTTCCAGGTGACCGTCAACCAGAACCGCTCGGCCTGGATCGGCGACACCGGAACCGCGGCGCTCGACATCGTCCCGGGCCAGCTGATCGTGACGGCGCAGCTCGTGATGCTGTTCCAAAACGACGAGGAGTACCGCAACTTCCTCGGCGGCGCCGTCGACGCAACCACCCCCGCGGTCGCGATCCCCTCGAAGTCGATCTCGATCCTCGCCTCCGAGAGCGCCGACTCGTCGATCCAGTGGGACATGGCAGACGCGCAGATCACCGACTACACCCGCGCGTTCGGCACCGACGGCGCGCCGCTCTTGGCGACGATCTCCCTCAAGTCGAAGAAGAGCGCCACCCTCTCCGACGTGATCTCGGTCACGACGGTGAACGCCATCGCGGCCCCGTGACGAGAGACGCCCTCGACGACCACCTTCACACGTTCCGTGTCCAGGGACGCTTCGCCGCGCACACGTTGCGGACGACCGCTGACCTGCTCGAACGGGAGCTCGCCGGCGACCTCGACGTCGCCGCCGCCGACCGGCTCCGCTCGCAGCTCGGCGCGGCGCTCCGTGCGGCACGCACGAGCAAGCAGCTGGCCGCACAGGCCGCAGCACTGATCCAGGCCCATACAGCCCGAGGAGGCACAACGAATGGCCGCAGCAGCAACAGAGAACGATCAGCTCGCGTGGGCTGACAGCAAGCAGGCGTGGCTCGGCCGCGTCCACGACGCGATCCTTCCGTCCGGGATCAAGGTCACCTTCCGGGATCTCTCGCTCGCCGAGTTCGCGATGCTCGAGCAGCTCCCGACCGACCTGCTCGACCTCGCCGTGGCGGAGTGGGGGAACCCCGGATCCGGCTCCGACTACGCGCTCGCACCGTTCCAGGAGCTCAACCAGCTCGAGAAGCCGACCAAGGCGCAGCGCCAGGCGGCGGAGAAAGAAACCCGGAAGCGGTTCGACGCGCTCGCCGAGCTCAGCCGCGAGGTCGTAGCGGCAGCGCTCGTGGAGCCGAAGCTGACCGCCGACGAGCTGCGCGGGATCCCGATGCCCGACCTCGAGATGCTGTCGCTGCTCGTCAACCGGCAGCTCGCGATCGACGCAGCAGGGCGGCGCGTGGGGGTCGTGCCCGTCGAGACCTTTCAAGTCGTTCTTGAAGCGCACGGACACGAGCGGTGCGCTCCGGATTGCGAGACATGCGAGGAGGCCCGGCGGACGCTGGCCACGCCTCGCTGACGACGAGCTCATGCAATTCCTGATCGAAGAAGCCGCGGCCGCCGCGCTCGAGCTGCACGAAGCCGCCCAGGCCGCGACCGAGCAGGCCGGCGGAGAAAGCGACGTGCGTAGTCGCCACCAGCGGCTCGTCGACGCGGCCCGCCAAGGGGCGGCCGTCTGATGGCGTTCGGGTCGAGCACCGTCTTCGAAGCCGACGTCGCGTTCCGCGCGTCATATGCGCAGTTCGAGGGCGACACCGCGAAGATCCGTGAGGCCGCCGAGCGCACCTACGGCGCGATCGACAACTCGACGCTGAAAGCATCGCTCGCGTCGGAGAAGTACGACCGTGCGCTCGCCCGGTCGAAGGGCAGCGCCTACGCGGTCCAGCGCGCGACGGCCGCCTACAAGGCGGAGCTCGCGACGCTCGAGGCAACCCAGGGCCGCGCGACCGTCGCCTCGACGCGGCACAGCGGCGCGCTGCAGCAGGAAGAGCGCAACCTCTCCCATCTCGTGCGCGGCGGGATCGCCGGCTCCGGGGCGCTGGAGCGGGTCGGCCGCGCCGCGATCTTCGCGTCGACGTCGGTGCTCGGCGGCTACGGGCTCGTCTACGCGTTCCGTTCCGTGATTGGCGCCGCGAAGGAGCAGGAGGTCGCCCTCGGCCATCTGCAGGTCGCGCTGGAGGACAGCGGCGCCGGCTGGGAACGCAACAAGGTGCGGGTGGAGGACGCGCTGACCTCGCTCGTGAAGGCGACCGCGTTCACGAAGAACGACCTCACCGAATCACTCGCCACGACGGCGCGCAGGTTCGGCGACGTCGACCAGGCGCTCAACGCCACCTCGATCGCCGCCGACGTCGCCCGCGCGAAGAACATCGACCTCGCAACCGCGACGAACCTCGTGATCCGCGCGAGCCTCGGCCAGTCGAAGTCCGCAAAAGCGCTCGGCGTCGACGTCGCCGCCTCAACCACGAACATCGACCAGCTGCGCGCGACGACGAAGAACGCAACCGCCGAGCAGATCAAGAACGCGAAGGCCGCCGACCTGCAGGCCAGCAAGACGTCCTACCTCGACGCGATCCAGCAGAAATATCAGGGCAACGCCGCCCGCTACCTCCAGACCTCCGCCGGCAAGCAGGCGCTCTTCAACGCCGAACTGCAGCAGAGCGAAGAGATCGTCGGGCAGGCGCTCCTCCCGACCCTCAACCACTACCTCGGAAACCTCTCGGTCTGGCTGAACAAGATGAACCAGTCCGGGCGCCTCCAGCACGACGTCAACGCCGCGATGAAGACCGGCGGCGACGTCGTCCACGACCTCGAGGGCGGCTTCAAGGCGATCTCGCCCGTGCTGTCGGGCTTCAACCATCTCGTCGGTGGAACCAGGAACGAGGTTCGGTTGCTGCTCGCGCTCTTCGCCGCGTGGAAGTTCGGCGTGCTGCAGGCCGGTCTGCGCGGACTGACCGGCGGCATCCGCGGCGTCGGCGCCGCCGCGGCGACGACCGCCGGCGAGCTCAACACGATGACCGCCGCGGAAGGACGCGCCGCGGCAGGCGGAGCGACCGGCGGCGTGCCGACGTTCGGCACGACCGGGCCGTTCTCGAGGGCAGGTCAGATCCCGAACAAGGACCTGCGCGCGCCGTCGATCCTCGGCGCCGGCGCCACGCTCGGCGGGAGCTTCATCGGATCGATCGCTCTCAGCAGCTTCGGCGCGATCCCCGACACGAAGAACGGGATCCCGATGATCGGCGGCGGAACGTTCTTCGGCACGCCGCCGGCGCCGGGCTCGAGGATCAAAGGCAAGGACGGGAAGACCTACATCGTCTACTACTCGGGCGGCAAGGTCGGCTTCCTCGACGCGGCGACAGTCGGCCAGGCGAACGCGGCCGGCAACGTCACCGCCGGCGACTCGCTCAATCCCCGGAGCACCGTTCCCGGCTCACCGAGCTACCTCGACCCGAACGCCGCAGCCGCCGCCGCAACGAAGCGCGTGCAGCCGACGCTCGGAGGCCTGTCGTACCAGCTCCAGAACGCTCTGCTCGAGGCGCAGGGGACGCCCGGCACCGCCGACGACATGAAGAGCCTGAACGACGAGCTCGCCTACCTGAACCGTGCGCTCGCCCAGAAGCAGACACCGGCCGCCCGAAACGCGCTCCTGCAACAGCGCAACGACGTGCTGTCGCAGCGCGACCAGATCACGCAGGCGGCCACGGCCGCACGCAAGTCGGCGGCAACCGCCGCGGCCGCGAAGCGGAAGCAGCGGTTCACCGGGCAGACCGTAATCCCGGCGACTCTCGTGAAGCAGCTCGCCGACGCGCAACGCACCGGCAAGCCCGCCGACACGATCGTCGCGATCATCCGCAAGGAAGAACAGGCGCTCCGAAGCCAGTCCGGGCAGCTCCACCGCGAGGGCGCCCCAGAATCGTATGAGGCGACGATCGCGAAGGAGCTGAAGACGCTCCACGACGAGATCGTCAAGGCGATCAGCGGCGCGCGGAAGCAGAGGATCGCGAAGCTCGATGCTGTTCCCGCGGGCCTGCAGTTGGAGGAGGCGAACGCGATCGCGAATAACGCGTCGCAGGAGCGGCTGCTCGCGATCTACAAGAAAGAGAAGCAGCGGCTCGACGAGCAGCTGAAGACGCTCGTCGCGATGAAGGCGACGCAGGCGGAGAAGCTCAAGAACCGGCAGGCCGCCGCCGCGATCGAGAAGAAGATCCTCGCCGCTCAGAAGAGCGCCCAGACGGACTTCGGAGCGGTCGAGCGCGAGTTCCTCTCCGCGCAGGCAGGCTTCTTCAACGACGTGGCCTCGAACGTGTTCACCTCGGGCTCCGGCGCGACGGTCAACGTCCACCAGCACTTCCCGCATCCGCCGACCGCGGACGGCCACAGGGAATCGCTCTACGCGCGACGCGCGGCCTCGGCGGCGTTCGATGGCTGAGTTCTCCGCGCCCGCGACGCTCGTGACGCCCGCCGGGACGATCGCGTTCAATCCCGCGGCCGGCGGCGACGGCTACTACCTGACCGCGGTGCATGGGCTCGGGCAGGCGCCGCTGCGCGCCACCGTCGACGACAAACCGCAAGCCGCCGGCGGCATCGTCCACCCGTTCCTGCGAGGCGCCAGACGGATCACCGCCGAAGGGTTCATCCTGCCGGTCGTCGGTAGCGGCCTCGTGACCGCCATGGACGCACTGACGGCCGCGCTCGAGTCGATCGAGCAGGCCGACGGCACCTGGTCATGGACACCGACCGGCGGCAGCGCCAAGTCGCTGACGGTGCGCTGCGAGATTGCCGTCGACTACGACAGCGCCCGCCCGAAGACATTCGCTTTCGGGCTCGTCGCCGGCGACCCGACCATCACCTAAAGAGGAGAAGCAATGGCCCGCGTAGCTATCCCCGTCACCGCGCTCGACCGCACCGGCGTCGCGCCACCCGCACAAACCAACGCGGATGCGACGAACGACCACACGCTCTCGAATCCGAACGGCCGGACGCTGCTCGAGATCGTCTCCTCCGACGCCAGCTCCCAGACAGTCGAGTTCGAGCTCGTGACCGCCGCCGTGGACGGCGTGACCGTGCCGCCGAAGACCGTGACGATCGCGGCCGGCGTGACGCGCCTCGTCGGGCCGTTCCCGAAGAACTTCTACAACCAGACCGGCGACGTGATCAACGTCAACCCGTCGGTCTCGACGACGCTCAAGTTCCGGGCCTACAGCATCTAGGCGGCCCACGGTGTCCTGGACCTATCTTCTGTGCGACAAGGACAGCGACGCGGAGCTCGCGGACCTGACCGAGTGGTCACTCACGAAGAAGATCTCAGCCAGGCTGAACCGGCCGCTCTCGACGGTGCTGACGATCCCCGGTGACACGGCCGCGATCCGCGACTCAAGCTTCGACGGCCGCCCGAACCTCGAGGTGGGACGGCGCACGATCAAGGCCTACCAGGACGGGGTGCTCCGCGGCCACACGCTCGTCTGGAACATCGGCCCCTCCGGCGACGAAAACCAGACGTCGGTGATGGTCACCGGCTACGACCCCATGATGCTGCTCCCGAAGCGGCTCGTCCAAGAGTCCGACGGCACCTTCGCGAACCCGCAGTTCGCATCGCCGATCACGGGCGCCGAGATCCTGCAGCAGGTGATCGACAACACCGTCTCAAACGACGGCCCCCTGCCGATCGACACCTCCGGCGCGATCTCCTCCTCGACCGACCTCGCCGCCGACCTCACGAACTGGCCGACCACGATCGGCGACCTCTTCACGATGCTCACCGACACCGGCGTCCTAGACGTCCAGATGGCGCCCGTCGACACACACACAGGATTCCCGGCCGGGATCATGGCGCAACTGCTCGTCGCGGACGAACTCGGCGCTGACCTCACCGACAGCGTCCACTTCGACTACGCGACCGGCGACTTCTCCGTCGCGAACATCCGCCGCAGCTTCGACATGGACGAGCTCTGCAACAAGCTCTGGTACTACCTCGGCCCCCGCATCGACGACACCCACTACCGCGGCAACATCACGGCCACCGAAGCAGGCCTCGAAACCTACGCCGCGCTCCAGCTCGCCTCGCGCGACCTCTACGGCGTGTACATGGACGCACGGATCTACGACGACACCGACGTCGAGTCCGACGCGAGGCCGCTCTTCCACCGGCTCTGGAAGACGGAGGTGCAGCTGCGCGTCAACCCGCGCGAGCTCCTCTACGTTCAGCCCGCCGCCGGCGACGGCTGCCCCTTCCGGCCGTTCATCGACTACAACCCCGGCGACCGCGTCAGCGTCAACGCCGCCGACATCGTCGGCCCAGCGATAGACGGAGCCGTGCAACGGATCTACGGCTTCGACGTCGACGAGGACCAGGACGGCATCGAACGCGCCTCCGAGCTGATCGTGAGCGCAGCGGATGAGTAAGCCGCTCTACGTGCGCACGGCCGAGACCGCCTTGCGCGGGCTCCGCCGAGACGTCGAAGCGCTCAAGCGACGCGCGCAGCCAGCGGCGGCTGCGGGCGGCATCGCGCAGATGGGGTTCTTCACGAACCCGTTCTTCGGTGACAGCATCGACAGCACCGACGAACGGTCCGAGGACTGGCTGCTCTGGTCGCAGTCATGGCTCGGCCCGCCCGGACAGATCGACAACAACGGCTGGGTCTACGTTCCGCTCGTCGACACCTCCGTCGGCAGCGCGCCGGCGTCGATCTACGAAGTCAAGGTCGTCATCGATCCGCCCGACGACCCGAACGACCCCGGTGACGGCACCGCGCCGGCCGACCCGAAGTATTGGGACATCGGCCTCACGATCTGTTACGGCTCACCTGACTTTCCCACGACCCCGCCGACCGGGCCGCAGACGCAGGTGTGGGGGCCGATCGCGTGCAACCACAACAACCTGCCGTTCCAGGCGAACTACACGAAGAACGTCAACGTCCCAGGACGGCAGCCGACGGCGTTCTGGGAATCGATCACCGAGATCGTCAACAACTCCGGCTACCCCTACTGCGCGCTCGCGGTCTCGCTCACCCAGACGCACCCTGGCGACGATCCCGGGATGCGACAGACGTCCGTTCACAACGGCTACATGCAAGTGCGTCTGCTCAACGGATAGACCTGCGGGCCGATAGACCGCACCATGCTCCGGCCCGCGCAAGCTCCTGACCGTCACCGGGCCGACTGACCGTTGCGATGCCGCTCATCGTCGTCATCCTCGGCGGGTTCGCGACGCTGCTCACCGTCACCGCGTCACTCGCCGCGGTCTGGCGTGTCGGCCGGCTGAAGACGCTCCACGAGACCGCCGAACGCGCCGCCGCGGCCTGGCAGGAAGAGCGCGACGCCGCCGTCGCGAAAGCGACGCGGCTCGAGGACGACATCCAGCAGCTCGAGGGGCGCGTGAAGGAGCTCGAAGAGGCAAAGCAGCGGCTCGAGGAGCGCACCGACCTGACGACGTATTTCGAGCGCCAGGAGCGGAACCACCGCGAACTGCTCGAGGAGCAGCACCAGAGCACGATGAGCGTGAAGTCGCTCGCGGTCGCGATCGAGACGCTCGCGACGATGCTCCGCCCGCTCACCGCCGCCAGCTAAAACGCGCGTCGCGCCGACAGACATGGCGTGGCAAGGCTGCGCCTCCTTCTTCTCCTCGCGACGGCCGCGGCCGCGATATCGCCAGGGGCGCTCGCCGCCGGCCGCACGGACGCGTGGAACCTGCACCCCGGCTCGCGCGGCCCGCGCGTGGCTGCGCTGCAGTGGATGCTCGCCGGTCACTGCCCGAACCGCTACGCGGTGCGCTGCGGCGGCAAGGTCAAGCCGACGCTGCATCGCTACACCGCCGGCATCGACGGGGCCCGCACAGGCTCCGGCGTCGTCGCGATGAAATACCGGGTCGGCTACCCAAAAGCGGGGGAGTGCGGCGCATCGCGCAGCTACCTCAACGCGTCGGTGGGGCCCTACTTCTTCGCGCTCCTGAAGGGGCAGAAGCAGCGGCCGACGTGCTGGGTCGTCCTCGCTGCGAAACGGATCAAGCTTCCAGCCCCGGGCGTCTCCGCGGCCGCGTTGAAGGTGAAGGCGTTCGAGGTCGCGCAGCTCGGAGTGACGGAGCAGCCTGCCGGCTCGAACCGCGGCCCACGCATCTCCTACGACGCAGCCGGTGTCCGCGCCTACCAGGCCGCGACTGGCGCCTACGGGGCCGCATGGTGCGTCTCGTTCCAGCAGGCGTCGTTTCTCGCCGAGCTGGGTGTCACGTTCGCCGACCGCACCGCGGGCGTCTTCTACGCGGTCGGGTACGCCCGCAGCCACGGCTGGTTGAACGCCAAGGCGAAGGTCGGCGAGCTCGTCGCGTTCCTCGACTACCAAGGCCACATGGGCTTCGTCGCGAAGATCACGGCTTCTGGCTTCTCGAGCATCGAGGGGAACCAGGCGAACGGCGTTCACGAGGTCTTCCACGCGTACGGGTCGCGGCCCTATGCGTTCATCGCGATCCCCGGCGTGGCTTGAGCGCCAGCCGATAGGCGCGCGCATGGATCTCGCCGAGAAGGTCTCGTCCGCGCTGAGCAAGCTCGTCGGCCCGAACTCCGCCCATGTCATCGACGGGCTGATCGCCTGGGAACTCACCGCGGTCGCCGCCGGCGCGAAGTCGCACTCGGCACGCGAGTACGGCGTCAACCACCCGCTGCTCGTCGTCGCGTTCACGGTTGGGCCGCCGCTGCTGACCGCGGCCGCCGCGAAGTTCCGGAAAGCCGCCGGGACGAAGTCGGCCGTCGAGCCGAAGAAGTAGCGCGGTGGAGACCGCCTTGATTCCCACGGAATCAGAGCGCGTCGCATCCTGGCGACTCGAGCAAGCGCTCGGGCTCAACGTGCCGCTCGAGCTGGCCGAAGTGTTCGCGATAAGTGACGGCGACCTGCACCGCCTCGGCGAGCTCGTCCGTGGCGGATGCCCGCCCGAGCTCGCCGCGCGCATTCTGATCTAGCTCATCGCGACAGTTGGGGAGAGCTTGGCGGCAAGTTCACCGATCTTGCTCGGTGTCGCGATCAGAACATGAATCGCGCAGCGCTCACCGCTGTCATAGCGCCATTCCCATCCAGTGATCGCGAGCCAGCCTTCATCGAGCGCAGGTCGTACCTTCGGCTGCATCATCCTCGGGACGTAACCGAGCTGATGAAGCATGTCGGCGGTGTGGATCGCTAACGCGTTTCCGTCGAACTCGTTCTTCGGCTCGGGGATGATCAACAGTCGCTGCCCCGGCCCGCCGGAGGGCGTCATACGTGTCGCGGCGTCGCGATACTTGACTCCCGCGACGTGGATGTGAACCAGACCGGCATGCACTTCGAGATCAGGGTCGTCGTAGCTGATCCAGCTGTTGAAGCCATGAAAGACGGCCGCCGGCCAGATGCCGTGACCTGTGAGGTGAACGCCGTCACGGTCGGTGAAGTCCCTGGTATTCGAGAAGAACTCAAGCTCAGATCCAGGTTGGTCAGAAAGGCTTTCACCGTTGACCGTGGCGAAGAGCTGGACCCTCGAGAGCGCCTCCGCGTACGTCGCCGACGTCGCGGCTTCCGACTGCTGCGCATCGCGCCTCGAAGTCGGGGGCGCCTGCCGAATGCGATTCGTGTACCGCAGGTAACCGGCGACGCAGACTCCGATTCCCACGAGGACGACGATCCAAGCCCAGCCGGCGGAAATGTGCAGCTGCGTCTGCACGATCACGACGAGCACCAGCACCGCCAAGAATGCCCGGATCACTGAGCGCCAGCTGCATCGTTGATCGCGCGCTGGCAGTGCGGGCAGACGGTCGCTTCGGGATGGCGTAGCTCACGGCAATGCGGGCACGCGACATACCCGGACCGGCCGCGGAAAAGGTCAATCAGCTTCACGATCGGCAGCGCCCGACTGATGCCGCCGTGGGTGATCTTCCGGACGTCGTCTTCGCTCAATGTCCGGAATGGATCGTCTTTCACGACGATCTCCCTTCTACGCGCAAGTGGGATATACGCCGGTCGGACGATTGAACCCGGGTCAGCGGTGTGATGACATTGGGCGTGACGGAGGGTCTGGGGAGACGGGGGTCAGCGCTACCGGTGGATGCGAACATGCTCGACGACCTGGCCGACGTGCTGCAGTCGGTCATTGCTTCCCTCGCGCACGCTGAGGTGGCGCTTCGTTCGCTAGCTCATTCGACCGATCCGCCGCTTCCCGCGCCGCGTCACCTGCACGCTTTACCGACTCTGCTGGATCGTTGCCCTGCAGCGCCTTCTGACCCTCAGCCGTGAGGAGGCCCGCGGCGGCGAGAAGCTGAAGGGTGCTCTCGTATTCGGGGGCGCTGACACCGTCGAGCCAGCGCTGCACGTTCCTCGGTGCGGAGTACGAGGTCATCTCGAGGGTGCGCGCGAGCTCCGTCGGCGTCGTCGCACCTGTCGCCTTCATGGCTCGTTTCACCAGCTCCGGTGCGCTGATCATTCGCTGAACGTAACGAGGAGGGACTGTTAAGTCAGACGGTCTAACTTGACAGTCAATCTATGACCTGTCATGTTGGTCGGCGTGCTCGTCGGAACCTTCAACCCGAAGCGCCTCGAGAGGGCCATCCAGGCCAAGGGGCTGACGGCCGCGGACCTCGCCTATGAGATGCGCCGCACCTCTGGCGGTAGGTTGAAGACGACCGAGAGCCAGGTCTACAAGTGGCTCCGCGGCGACCACGTTCCGACGATCGGCGCGCTTGCCGTCGCGGCGCGCGCGACCGATGTCACGACCGACTCGCTCTTCGAGCACGACGAAGACGACGAGGAGAAGGCTCGAGCTATGCGCCTCAACCGCATCCGGGTCGAGCTCGCGCGCACGGGGCGCACTGATCTGGTCGCGGACCTGAACGCGCTCGCCGGCGCCGGCGCCGGCGCGACGGACGGCTGGCTATGAACGAGCACGAGCGTGCGTTGTTGCGGTCGGGGACGTTTCCGGTGTTGGAGCTGCTCGAGGATCGTGGCTGGCATACGGCGGCTGAGATCGAGGAGCGCTGCAACGTGACGGCGCATTCGCGGCTGTCTGAGTTGCGCGGTGATGGGTGCGTGATCGACAAGCGTCGGAACCCGCAGGCGACGGGGCGGCGGATGTTCAGCTACCGGCTGGTCGCGTCGGCCGAGGAGATGGCGGCGTTGGACGAGTCCGAGGCGAGGCAGCCCGCTGCCGCAGATTCGGGCTCGTCGAGCGCCGGTGGGTCTGAGCGCTCGGGCTCCGTTGTGGGCGCGGCCGGGGTTGGGGCCTCGGCCGCGCCCGACGGTGAGCTCGAGGACGCGGGTTGGCGTGATTTGTTTCCGGCGGAATCAGCTGGTGAGGCGTTGCCCCCCCCGAGTTGCGGGCAGCTGCCGCTCCTCGACGAGGTGGCGTTCTAGTGCCGGGCGAGCGCGGCGTCGACGCGCGCTTTGCGGCTCTTCGGGATGCCGCGGATGCTCTGCTGCAGCGCGCCGGCGATATCGACGGACGGTCTGGCGGCGCGCTCGTCGATCGGCGGCGCCTGGATCATGGTTGCGCCGCCGGTGAGGCGTGCGTCGAGCAGCTCCCGGATCCGTTCGCGGTGCTGGCTCGTGAGGAGCGCCGGCTCGTAGGGCACCTCGAGCCGGGCGACGAGCTTCCTGGCGAGCTCGAGCGTGCGTGCGTCGAGCTCGACCGCGGCGATCTCCTCGGCGATCGGGCCGGCGTCGCGAAGGTCGGCGGCCGGTGCGAGCTCGCGCAGCGCGAGCACGTAGCGGTGCGGGACGAGCGCGGCGAGGTGTTCGCTGCCGAACGCCGTCCAGCGGGCGAGGCCGATCAGCTGTTCGAGCCGGAGCGCCTGCTCGAGTGCGGCGTATCCGTCGCGGCTGACGCTGCTCGGGGTGGGGAGCAGGTAGTAGGCGCGTGTGGTGAGCATCGGGTCGAGGGCGTCGGCGTCGACGATCGCGTAGACGTCGATGATCCGGTTGTCGGGCGGCGCGACCGCGGTCAGCTCGTCCGGCTCGATGCGGACGTACTCGCCGGGTGCGACCTCCCAGCCTTTGACGAGCTCCTCGTCGGGCACGACGCCGTGAACGGGGCAGCCGCGGCTCTGCTTGATCGGCTGGCCGCAGCCGTCGTGGATCAGCCGGAACGTCGGCTCCTGCGACTTGCGGCGGCTGCTGACGAAGCCGATCGGGACGACGAGCTCCCGCAGCTTCAGCACGCCGTTCCAGGACGAGCGGGGAAGGTCGCTCACAAGCCGACCGTAGCGTCCTGCACGGACAGCAAAAAGCGTGCGGGCCGGTTGCGGGACGCGGTCGGCGACGAGATCTCCGACCTGATCGTGCCGGCCCGCCAGGTCGAGTTGACGCTGTGGCTGCTCGAGCGGGCCCGGGCGATGCGGGCGCAGCAGGTGATCGCGTGAGCAGCGTCGCGGAGACGATGATGCGCTACAGCCGCCTCGGCGTTCTCGCCGCGGAGTGGGAGCGCAGCCGCGCGGAGTTCGCGCACGCTGTCACCTCGACGGCTTACAGCGGAGCCGAGGTCGCGGCCGCCCGCGAACGGTTCGGGTGCGCGTCGGAACGGCTTGCGGCTGTTGTGGCGGAGCTCGACGATTACGACCTGCCCGCGGTCGCGAACGGCACCTCCGGGTGCGCACGCCAGATCATCCGGCTCGAGGGCGACGTCGTGCTCGAAGCGATCGGCTGGCACCACGCCCGCAAGGACACCTCCCTGCACGGCCGTGAACTGCAGGCCGATAGTTGCGCGAGGCTCGACGAGAAGGTCGAGCAGCTCGTCGACGCGTTCGCGAGGGTCGGGACGGCCGCCGCGTGAACGCTGGCATGGGCACCTTCGACTGGATCGTCGTCGTCGTTGTCGTCTTGTTGCCGATCGCGGTCGCGACCGTGGTCGCGGAGCTGCAGGCTCGCCGCGATCGCCGCGAGCGCGGCAACCTGACCCGGCCGGCGGACAAGATCGATCTGCGGGTGCGCTGGTGATCGGCCAGGTCGAGATCCTGATCGACGCCGACGGCGGCGTGTTCCTCGACACCGGGGATCGGTGGGAAGGGCTGCGTGTGCGCTACCGCACGGTCGGGGAGCGCCGCTGGGCGAAGTTCATCCTCGTCGGCGCGGAAGGCCAGTCGCTGCGCGATCTCCTCGACGCTGCTGTGGCGGTCGTCGCGCGCTCCGACAGCGCCGGCATCGCACATCCGACCCGCGCGTCGTGCGAGCAGTTGCAGCTCGGAGGCGCGGCAGCATGAGGCCGTGCCGCACACCAGAGACGCTCGTCGTCTTCCATCTGCCCGGCGGCACCGAGGAGAACGACCTGTGGGTGCGCCGCGGCCAACAGAACGGGCTGACGTTCGTCGAGTCGGTCTGGGCGCTCGAAGACAACGAGCGGGCCGCGATCGCCGCCGGCGCGACCGTCGAGCTGCGCGTCTACGCACAGGTCACACCGGCAGTTTCGCTCGAGATCGGCCCCTCGCTCGAGGAGCGTCATGCGGAGCCGAGTCCTGACGACGGAAGGATCGACGGGTGAGCGTCGACGTCTACCGCGAGGTGTGGCGGCACTCGAGGTCGGAGCACGGAGCTCGTCTGACGTTGCTCGCGATCGCCGACAACGCGTCGAAGAGCGAGGCTGTCGCGTTCCCGGGCCAGGCGCTCCTGATGGAGATGACCCGGCTCAAGGAGCGCGGCCTGCGCGAGTCGCTGCGCTGGCTCGAGGACGCCGTCGAGATCGAGACGCGCCAGGCGATGAAGCACCAGGCGCGGATCAACGTCTACCGGGTGCTCCTCGGCGAGTTCGCCGACGTCGACATCGACCCCTCGATGCTCCCGTTCCGTCTGCTGCAGCCGTTCTCGACGCCGGCCGAGATCGCCCAGCGACGAGCGGCAGAAAATGCCGGTCGTCGCGCCCCTGACGGGCGGCAGAAAATGCCGGTCGTTCCTGACCCCGCGACCGGCATAAAACGCCGTCACGACCGGCAGAATCCGCCGCTCCATAAGGAAGGACCCGTACTGGACCCAGGAACGAGCGAAGCTAACGCTTCGCTCGTGGCGGCTGACGCCGCCGAGCGGGAGATGTCGAGTCGGTTCGAGATCTCGCTCGCTCTCTCGGCCGAGCTCGGCGTCGGTCTGCAAGGGCTGACGCGGAGCGAGCGAGGCGCCTGGGAGAAGGCCGTCACCGATCTGCTCGAGGTCGGCGCGACCGCCGGCGACGTCGTCGCGCGCTGCGGCGTCTACCGGGCGATGTGGCCCGGGATGCGGCTGACGCCGAACGCGCTCGCCCGGCACTGGTCGATGCTCGGCGTCGAAGTCGACGTCGCTGCCGCGAGCGACCCGATGGCCGCGTGGCTCGAGCGGGCGCCGGCGATCTTCGAGCGGACGGTCGCGCACGAGATCCTCGCCGACCGTCCCGGCCTCGCCGACGACGTGCGCCGCCGCTACCACGCGCTGCTCGACGAGCGCTACGACGAGCAGGCGGCCGCGTGATGCCGGCGTGTCATCGCTGCGAACGGGTGCAGGCGACCGCCGAGCTGCGGCGCACAAAGCTCGGGTTCGTCTGCAAGGACAACGACCGCTGGTCGCGCTGCGCGAAGATCGCGCGCGAGCTGCGCGCCGCGCGCCGCCAGGCACGCAGGACGGCGGCCGCGTGAGCCGCGGCCGCGTCGACCTGGTCGTGTTCGTGCTGCTCGCCGCCGCGTTCCTGCTCGCCGCCCGGGTGACGCACGAGCCGCGCGCGGCCGCCGCGAGCGACGTCGCCGAACGGACGGTGCAGGGCAAGAGCATCGACTGGTGGGCCCGCCACGCGGTGCAAGCCCGCAAGGACGCGAACGCACGCGCAGCGACGATCCGCCGTCTGCGCAGGGAGCTCGCGAGCGACACGACGATCCAGCAGTCGATCGACCTGGCGGCGGTCACCTTCCACGTCGACGCGGCGATGCTCTCCCGCAAAGCCTCCTGCGAATCGACCGGCGGCCGCGGCTACAACCCGTCCGCTACCGGCCGCCCGATCGGCGACGGTGAGAAGCCGCTCGGGCTCTTTCAATTCCTCGGTTCGACTTGGCGGTCGACGCCTTACGCACGCTTCTCCCCGTACAACCCGCTCGCCGCGGCGCTCGCCGCCGGCTGGATGCACAGCGCCGCGATCCACCGAGGATCCGAATGGCAGTGCCGGTGAGCCGCAACCGCAGCCGTATCGACGAGCTGCTGGTCGTCTGGACGATCTACGTGTTCATCGTCGTGTTCTGGGCCGCATGCGCGTTCGCGATCCTGAGGTGGCTCTGATGCCCGCCGCCGGCGCGCGCTCAGGCACACGTCCCTCGCGCGCAGCGCGCGGCGCCGGCAGCGGCACGATCGGCGACCGGATCGGGCTGACGTGCGGCCACACGACCGACGAGCAGCCGATCGCGAAAGGCCAGACCTTCGCGCTCTACCAGTGCCCGCGCGGTTGCGGGCTCGTCAAGCGCGCACCACGTGCGCGCACAACCGAACGAAAGGAGGAGCGTCGTGACAGCTACGGCGACCAAAGACGCTCAGAAGAAGGAAGCCCCGCTCGTTGAGTACCACGAGCTGCACGTCGAATCACTCGCCGTTGTAGGCGACAACGTTCGCAGCAACGTCGGCGACGTCACCGAGCTCGCCGCGTCGATCAAGGAGCAGGGGCTGATCCAGCCGATCGTCGCGACGATGCGCGCGATCGTCGACGAGAACGGCGAGGACGACCTCGGCGTCCGCTTCGTCGTCGTCGCCGGCCACCGCCGCCTCGCCGCCGCGAAGCTCGCAGGCCTCGAGAAGGTGCCGGTGATCCTCCGGACGATGGACGAGCAGCAGCGCATCGAGGCGATGCTCGTCGAGAACCTCGACCGCACAGACATCAGCCCGCTCGACGAGGCCCGCGGCTACCAGAGGCTCACCGACGAATTCTCGCTCAGCCAGCGCGACATCGCCGCGAAGATGGGACGGTCGCAGGGGCACATCTCGAAGCGGCTCGTCCTGCTCGAGCTGCCTGAGGAGATCCGCAAACGGGTCGATTCCGGCGGAATCACAATCTCGGACGCAGTCGAGCTCGCGAAGCTCAAAGACCACCCTGCCCATCTCCGCGGTGCGGCGACGACGAACGCCTGGGAGACAATCCCCGGCAACGTCACCAAGGCGCTCGATGAGCTGAAGCGCGAGAAGCTGCTGACGACGAAGCAGGAGCAGCTCGAGTCAAAGGGCCTCGCGACCGTCCGCGTCTCCAGCCGCTACCAGCTGCCGACGAAGATCCATCGGATCAACGACGGCACGATCGCCGGCGACCCGCACGCGCTGCCGATCACCCCGGCCGATCACGCGAAGCACTCATGCCACGCGATCGCGCTCTTCATCAACCACGTCGGCAAGGTCGAAGAGTTCCCGGTCTGCACCGACCGCAAGCAGCACCCCGGCCTCAAGACACGCCAGGAGAAGCCCGCGCGCGGCTCGACCGCGCCGCATCCGCTCCAGAAGGAACGGGAGGCACTCCGCGAAGCCGAGACCGCACGGCGGACGTTCAGGCGCGAGCTGCTCAAGCGCAAGCTGCCCAAGGAGGAGATGCTCGACCGGATCTTCCTCTCGATCATCGACACCGCGATGGAGATGTCTGACGACCAGCTGATCGTGAACTCGATGATCACGCTCGGCCTCGCGAACGAAGAGGACGAAGCGGTCAACGAAGCCGACCTCCGCGGCTACGCGCTCGAAGGGCCGGCACAGCTACTCCGCGCAGCGTTCGCTGTCGCGCTCGCGCAGAGCGACGACTACGCGCTTAACGAATGGGCGACGAACTGGGGCGAAGGGGCCGCCTCCTACCTCGCATTCCTCGAACGGCACGGCTACGAGGCCACCGCCGCCGAAAAGAAGCGACTCCGGTCTGTCCTCAAGGCCGCGTCGTGAAGGACTGCCCGGTTCCCGGCTGCGGCACGCGGATCGACAGCTCTCTGCTGATGTGCAGCCCGCACTGGTGGTCGGTGCCGAAGTCGCTCCGCAACCGCGTCTGGACGACGGTTCGCAAAGGCGTGCTCGACGACCGCTACCGCGACGCCGCGGCCGCCGCAATCTCGGCCGCGACCGAAAAGGCCGGGACGACCCCGGTCAGGGAGTACGCCTGATGGAGATCCTCATCAACGGCAAGGTTCCTTCGACCTGTGAGCTGCGCGGCTGCGACCGCCCGGCCGTCGCAACACTGATTGCTCATCCCCTGAAACGTCACGCCGTCGGCGGCTGCTCATCGGTGTGCGCCGACCACCTCGAAAAGGCGTGCGCGATGGTCGCGCGTGCGTTCCTGATCTCGAACAAGCTCCTCGAGCCCGCCGACGACCGCGAACGTGACTACCTCGCGGTGCTCGAGGAGCACATCGCGTGAGCGAGCTCCGGATCTCATCGCGGCTGGCGTTGCCGATCCAGGTGGCGGGCGAGTCGACGGCGATCCTGGCGAAGAAAGGCGCGGGGAAGTCGAACACCGCGAAGGTGATCGTCGAGGAGGTTCTCGACCACGGCGGCGTCCAGGTCGTCGTGCTCGACCCGATCGGCCACTGGTGGTCGCTGCGCGCCGGCGCCGACGGGAAGCCGAAGGGCGGCTACCCGGTCGCGGTGTTCGGCGGGATGCACGGCGACCTGCCGTTGGAGCCGACCGCCGGCGCGCTGCTCGCTCAGACCGCCGTCGAGTCGGGCCAGTCGATCATCCTCGACGTCTCCTCGCTCGACTCGAACGGCGCGATGCAACGGTTCGTGTACGAGTTCCTCGAGGAGCTGTACAAGCTCAAGCAGCGTGTCCCGACACCAACGCTGCTCGTGCTCGAGGAGGCCGACGAGTTCGCGCCGCAGGACCCGAAGGGCACGAACGTGCCGCGGATGGTCGGCGCCGCGAACCGGATCTCGAAACGCGGCCGCGGCCGCGGCATCGGGATGCTCTACGTCACGCAACGCTCGGCCGCCCTGAACAAGAACGTCCTCGACCAGGCCGACACGCTGATCGTGATGCGCACGATCGGGCCGCGCGACCGGACGGCGATCGAGGGCTGGGTCAAACACCAGGACGCCGCCGGCATGGAAGACGTCCTCCCGTCGCTGCCCGGCCTCGAGACCGGGGAGGCGTGGGTCTGGACCCCCGAACGGCAGCTGCTCGAACGGGTGAAGATCCGCAAGGCCCGCACCTTCGACTCCTCGCTCACCCCGAAGCCCGGCCAGGCAGCGGTCGTCGCGAACGTGAAACCGATCGACGTCGACGCGCTCGGCGCCGCGATCAAAGCAACCGCCGAGAAGGTCAAAGCCAACGACCCGCGCGAGCTGCAGAAACGACTCCGCGAGCTCGAGCGCGAATCGCACGACCGGCTCGCACGCATCCGCGAGCTCGAGGTCGACCGCGAGCCCGAGACCGTCGAGACGACGGTCGAGGTTCCGGTGCTCAGCGACGAGGAGCGCGAGCTCCTCACCGGCGTCGCGCGCACGATCAACGAGTCGCTCGCGCGAGCGCAGCAGGCATCCGACGCGCTCGTCGAGCTGCTCTCCGACATCCCCGCCCGCATCGACGCGGGACACAACACGAAGGAGAACAAGCAATGGTCGAGATCCCGATCAACCTCGCCGCCCCAGGCTGGCGCTGCAAGCTCTGGCGGCTCGCATACCGGCTCGCGGGCCGCTGCCCCTGCGGCGACAGCTCCGCCGCCGGCTGGCGGACGCCGCGCTGCGCCGACTGTCTCGAGGCCGACTGGCGCGACTGAGAACGTCTCCGCGCCGCAGCAGCGGATCCTGAACGCGCTCGCCGCGCTCGAGCAGATCGGAGTCGCCGCGCCCGACAAGACGCAGCTCGCGCTGTTCGCCGAGGCCTCGCCGAAGTCGTCGAGCTACTCGAACAACCTCGGCCACCTGAACAACCAGCTCGGGCTGATCCGCTACCCGCAACCCGGACGGGTGCAGCTCACAGACGACGGCCGGAAGCTCGCCAACCCAGGCGGCGCACCGCAAACCGTCGACGAGCTCCACCGATACGTCGCCGGCCTCGTCGGGCCTGCGAAGTGGCGGCTCCTCGAGCAGCTCATCCTCGCCTACGACGCGCCGCTCACCAAGGCCGACCTCGCCGAGCGCGCAGGCGCCTCGGCGACGTCGTCGAGCTTCTCGAACAACCTCGGCTCGCTCCGCTCGCTCGGCCTGATCGACTACCCGTCGCCCGGCGAGATCGTCGCGCTCCCGGTGCTCTTCATGGAGGGCACATGACCGCGCAGCAACACCTCGCCGCCGCCGGCGTCGCGATCGCCGTCGCGAACTGGCACGCCCTGCACGCCAAGTACGGCAACCGCGACCTCGCACACACCCGCGACGCTGCCGGCGTTGCCACCCGGCAGCTCGCCGCTGCCCTCACAGAAGGAGGCACCACGTGAACGCCGTCGATCGGCGCAAGCTCTACGAGGAGCAAGTCGGGCCTGATGCGCTCGCACGGCAGCTGCGCGCCGCGGCGCCGAAATGCCGCAGTTGCACCCGGCCGATGCGCTGGGTCACCACGATCCGCGGCAGCAAGATGCCCGTCGACTTCGACCCGCACGAAGACGGCAACGTCGTCGTCCACAGGGACGGGCGCGCGGACGTCTACCAGTCGACACCGACCGAGATCCCCGGCGGCGCGACACTGCACTTCTCGCACTTCGCGACCTGCCCGAACGCCGACCAACACCGGCGGTCGCGATGACGACGCGCGAACGCTCATCAGTGTTCCCGTTCGCTCTTGAGCTTGACGAGTACGAGGTCGCGAACCTGCGTGCTGGGCTTCAAGCGCTCAAGGAGCTTGACCTCGACACGGGCGACTGGCTCTTGGAAATCCTGATCCGGCTGCCGTCCGTGGAACGTCTCCCGAACCGTCCTGTGTCGGCGCAGGTCGATCAGGTCAAGCGGTTTGCTCAGTGGGCGGTGACGCGTCGTGTGTGATGGAACCGGCCCTGACGTGTGTAGGCCATCTGAAAACTCGGAGAAAACTCCGGGCGATCAGCGAGCGGTAACCGGCCAGGACGGCCGCAACGAGCGGACACCGTCAGTGTTCCCGTCCCGTCGTCGTGTACTCGGTTGGCGCTGCGCCTGGGGCTTTCACGTGTGGCGTCCGAGGTCGATATGCGGGCGTGACTACGGCGTCAGCAAGTACCGCGCCTGGGAGATTTACAGCGTTTGCGACCGTTGCCACTCAGAGGAGAGCTACTTCGAGCGGAACCGTGTCATGGCACAGGCGATGGCCGACTACATCGGCGCGGTACTTCCATGAGCGGAATGCTAACCGGCCTGGGCGGACGCATACCCGTGACCGCCGAAACTGAAAGCGGCCAGGGAACGGATCTTGTGACCGTGCTCGAGCAGCGCGTGTCGCTCGCGGCGACGCTCGCGAATCCGAACATCACGCTCGCGCGCGCTTGCGCCACCTACCTGCTCTACAAGCAGCGCCGCCTGACCGCCGCGTCGAGGCGCGGCTACCAGGCGGTCGTCGACCAGCTGACGAAGAACCATCCGGGCGCGAAGCTCTCCGATTTCGAACCTCCCAACGGGACGTTCTTGCTCGAGGACTTCATGAACGGCCTCTGGGGTCTGAGCGCGCCGCGCACCTACAACAAGAGCCACTCGATCCTCTCCGACCTCTTCAAGTGGCACGTCGCCCGCGGCACGCTGCTGCGCGACCCGATGGCGACGATCGAGCGGGCGAAGACACGGCCCGTCCCTCACCGGGTCTTCACTGACGCGGAGATCGTGCAGATCCTGGCGCGCAACACGTCGGCGCGCGATCAGATCGCACTCCGGCTGCTGCTCTTCTTCGGGATCCGCAAGGGCGCGCTCCGCGGCATCAGGTTCGAGCACTTCAACCCCGATCGGCGGCAGCTGATCGTCTTCACGAAGGGCGAGAAGTTTCACACGCTCCCGATCGTTGACGACACGGTCTGGAAGCTGCTCGACGAGCTGCACGAGCCCGCGGAGCACTACCTGCTTCCGAAGCAGAAGAGCCGCAAGCGTGTCCCCCCGACCCGCCGGCAACTGCGCGAGCTCGGCGACGCGCTGCGCACGGCCCAGGCCGTGCTGCCCCTCGCGGCGGCCGACCCGTTCTGCGCCGGCGAGCTCGCCGACGTCCTGGACGCCTTTCAGATGGCGGACGTGCGTCTGAAGGTCGCCGTCCAGGCGGCATCGACGCAGTCCAGGGTCGAACCGACGGAGCCGATCGGGGAGCACGGAGCGCACCTCTGGTGGTACCGATGCCTCGCCCGCGCCGGCGTCGTCTCGACGGGCGTCACCGCGGGCCGGAGGATGCACGGTGCGAGACACACAAGCATCCAGCGCGTCCTCGAGCGCACCGGCAACCTTCGCGCGGCGCAGACGCTCGCGGGCCACGCCACCGTGTCGACCACCGAGCTCTACACAGACTGGAACGAACAGCTCGAGCAGACGATGCGCGAGGTGCTCGGCCGGTGAAGCGGGCCGCCCGTAGTGCCCTTTCCTGGACCGACGTCGCGCTGTACGCGTTCGCGACCGCGATCGCCGTCGCGGTGACGATCGCGGCGGTCGTTATCGAGCTGTGGTTGAACGCGTGAGCGACGATCGTCTTTTGGTCGCTGCCGAGGTGGCGGAGTTGCTGAGCGTAAAGGAGTCGTGGGTGCGCGAGCACACCCGCAACGGCGATATCCCGCACAAGCAGCTCGGCCGGTATCTGCGGTATGACAGGGCTGAGGTTCTCGAGTGGCTCGGTCGCCAGTCTGCGGGCGGCGACAGGGCCGCTCGCGGCGGCGGGCTTCGTGCCGCCTAGCGTTCGTCGTCTGCTCATGTCAGGCTCGGCGTCGATGGCAGCGCGCAGGACCGGCAGCGTGGTCGTTTACGAGGGCAGGCGCGGCCGCGTGTTCCGGCTGCGCTATCGGGACGCCGAGGGGGAGCGGATCGTCGAGACGCTCGGGCTCGAGCAGGACGGCTGGACCGCAACCAAGGCGGAGGCCGAGCTCCGCGATCGCCTCGTCGACGTGAAGCGAGAGCGGCGGCGGAAGATCCGGCCGGCCACGTTCGGCGACTTCGCGCTGCACTGGCTCGAGACCTACCCGGAGGCGCGCGGCTTGAAGAAGTCGACGCGAGTCGCCTACCGCACGATCGTGAAGCGCCACCTGATCCCTGTGCTCGGCGACGTCCGTCTGGAGCTCGTCGACCTTGACCGTGTCGAGGAGTACGTCGCGGCGAAGCGGAAGGCCGGCCTTGGACCCGCGACGATCAACCGGCACCTGAACCTCCTAAACCTTCTCTTCGTCGCGGCGATCAAGCGTGGCGCGGTGCGGGCGAACGCGAACCCGGTGCCGCTGGTCGAACGTCCGAAGGAGCCGCGGCGCCGCTGGACGATCCTGACGCCGGCGGAGATAGCTCGTGTCGCGAACGCATTCGAGGAGCTCGCCGCAGCCGCGCCGCTCGAGGGGCCGAAGCTCGAGGAGACGCGCCTGTGGATCGAGCAGGCACGCGTCGTGTTCCTCGTCGTCGTCGCGTGCGGTCTCCGGCGCGGCGAGATCCTCGGCCTCCGGTGGCGGCACGTCGACCTCGTCGACATGGTGATGCGGATCGAGGAGACCTGGGTCGCCGGCCAGGTCGACACACCGAAATCCGAGGCTGGCGAGCGCACGGTCGCGTTCGGGCAGGTGGTTGCGGACGAGCTCTGGCAGCAGCGGCGCCGCTCGAGGTTCCAGGGTGACGACGAGCGTGTCTTCTGCCACCCGACGAAGGGCTCGCCGATCGATCCGACCCTCTACGCACTGACGCTCCGCCTCGCGCTCAAGCGTGCGAGCGTCACCCGGAAGATGCGGCCGTTCCACGATGGCCGCCACACCGCGATCACGAACGACGCGAAGTCGGGAAACGCCCCCGTGTCGATCCAGACGCGTGCCGGCCACTCGTCCTACTCGACGACGCAGCGCTACATCGACCTCGCCGGCGTCGTCTTCCGCGAGGAAGCGGACAGGCTCGACGAGCACCTCTTCGGAGTCCGAGACGAGAAGGAACGCGACGAAAAACGACCGGCGCGGCGAGATGATCGCGCGCTCTGAACCTGAGACCGTCATTGCAAACTCGTCCTTTTGCTCCAAATGGTCCTGAGTGTCTGCCTCGAACACCGACTCTTGCCGGACAACGCCCACTCGCTGCTCCTGGCCTTCGATCGCGATGACGTCGCGTTCGTCGACGGCTTCGAGCTCGGCCGTCTTTGGAGCGAGCTCCGCGCGGCTCCGACCGAAGTCGTGAGCGCGGAGATCCACGCTCGGAACGTCGAGATGGTGCTGCGCCTTGCCGAGGCGACAGGGCGCGACGTACAGAGCGAAGAGCTCGGCGCCGACTGGGTCCAGGTGACCTATGGCCCCGCTGGCGTACTAGAGTCGCCCTGACGAAGTTCGGCCGAGGCTTCGATGTCGTTGCCTCGGCCGATGTCACCACACACGAGCCGTTCACGTAATCGCTAGGTAGCTCTAGCGGTGAACGGTCGTGTCGCGCAGCACGTAGCCGTGCTCGGTGGTTCCGTGACGCGTCGGCGGGAATGTTTCGCCGCGCACGCAGGTCACCTCGCGGCCGAGGTAGGTGCCGTAGACGTTCACGACGCCGTACTGGCCGGAGACCGGGACGGTCTCGCCGGGGCGGTAGATGCGGTTCATGCGATCACCTCCTTCGAGAGTCGGCAGTTCGCGCCGTGACATCCCGGGTGTGCGAGTGCGGTGGGCGGGATGCTCCCGCGAGGTGCGCGGGAGATCTGGAAGCCGTGGGTGTTCGCGGTGACGTTCGTGCTGGGTTCGCCTGCTTCGACCTCTGGGGTTCTCGAGTTCCGTCGCGACGAGGGGTCGTCGACGACGGACGTGCGATTGGTTACAGGGGTTGGAGCAGGATGCTACGAGCCGGCCCAGACGGACATGCACGTGCGCCTCGGACGCAAAGGCCGCCCGGGCATCCCCGGACGGCCCCCGCCTACCCTGTCACCACCGCGGTCCCGAACCCCTTCGGGAGCAGCAAGATGCATCTTTCCGACTGGACCGGATGACACACCCGGGTGCAAATTGCGCCGATCGTCCGACCGGCGGCCGAAAACGGCTCGGGCGAAAGTTCGGGCAAAAGTGCTGGCGAGGTCTCCTGGTCAGACTCGACCGCGCGGCGGGAAAGTCCTGCACGGAGCGGCCCCGGAGTCGAACCGAGCCAGCCTGGGGTTGCCAGACCTGACGAGTTTTGAAGGCCCGCGGGAGCCGACCCACCGTCGCGATTCCGCTGGAATCAAGCCACGCTGGGTCACGCCCGATCGGCTCAGGTCACCTGACTGGGGCAAAAGTTCGGGCAAAAGTTGAAGCGAGTCGAGACGCCGGCAGGGCGCAATACATCTACGGCGAAGGTCGTTCACATGACCACATCGCGTGCTCTCAAGCTCGTCCTCGCCGCGTCGATCGCGGCGCTCGCGGTCGCCGGCTTCGCGTTCGCCGGCGGCCCGCCACCCTGGGCCGGGAACCCGCACCATCCTCCGACCGTCTCGACGGTCACCGTGACGGCCACGGCGCCGACGGTCACTCAGACCGTGACCGCTCCGGCGGCGGCTCCGAGCTCCCCGTCCTCCTCGTCGAGCAGCTCGAGCAGCAGCTCGAACGCGGCGACGACCGTCGTCGTGAACGTTCCGCCCGCGACCGTCGTCCGCCAGATCGTCGTCAAGGTGCCGCCGAAAATCGTGCGCGTCCGGCGCTACTGCACGAGGCAGCGCCACGGCTGGCGCTGCACCCCGAAACGGCCCTGATCCTCCGCGCGCGGCCGCGCGCGCCACGCTCGAATCCGTCGGCCTCGATAGACGCCGGCGATGGGTTCACGCGAACTGAACGAGGCGCTCGCCGGCAAGCGGAAGCTGATCGCGCATGTTGCGGGAGCGTTCTCCAGCCGCAGCAACGTCGAGTATGACGACGCCTTCCAGATCGTCTCGATGGAGGTGTTGAGCATCCTCGAGAATCCGCCGCCGCCCGACGTGAACGTCGACGGGCTGATCGTGACACGCGGCGTCAGGCGACTCCTCGACGAGCTCCGCAGCGGCCGGATCACCGGGATCCGCCGGGCAGGCTTCGCCGCCGGCCAGCGCGCGGCGACCTCGCTGAACGCTCGCATCAGCATCGGCACCTCTTCGTTCGAACTGGTCGAGTTGGTCGCCGACGAAGAGGACGGCTATCGCGAGATCGAGGACAGGGATGAGATGGATCGCGCGGTCGCTGGGTTGGAGGGGGCACTCGCATGCCTTCCTGAGCGGGAGCGCCGGGTCGTCTACTTCGTCTTCTACGAGGAGCTGTCGCAGAGCGAGGTGGCCGTCATGCTGGGAGTGAGCGAGAGCCGGGTCTCGCAGCTCGTCGCGCGCGCACATCAACGGATGCGAGCGCAGCTCGCGGCATAGCCGGGGCAAGGTCAGTCAGGCAGCGGCGTGGGCACATGCACGCTGCATGAGGGGTTCCAGGCGCCTTTGCGGCAGCTGCAGCGCAGCTCTTCGACGGGCGTTCGGCCGTGGAAGTGGAAATCGACGACTCGGCCCTCCACGAACACGACCTCGATCTTGCGCTTGCCGCTCGTGAGTTGCAGCCGCGCGGCGAGCTCCTCGAGCAGCTCGAGGAGCGTCACGTCCAGATCGTCAAGCGCAAAAACCACCATTTGCAGAGATTGTCGCGCAACCCACCGGACGTTGCCAATAGTCAGATTTGCTCTATGCAAACGTCGCGTGAATCGGGCATCCTTCACGTCGACGTCGTTCCTTGTGCCGGTGATGGCGTTCGACGTCGAGCCTCAGACCCGATCCGTGGGAGGTTCGACGTGGAAACGCCCGGCCAGATCACGATCGACGATGCGATCCTCGAGTCCGAGCGCGCCAATCGCGTCGGCGACCAGGACGGACCGATCGAGCTCGAACGCCTCGGCGAGAGCTTCGAGTTCGGCTGGCTCATTCTTGAACTGCTCGAGAACGCAGGCTGGCTCGTCCATGTCACCGTCCCGTTCGCGGGCCAGCTCGACGGTAAAGGAACGCGCGGCGTGATGGTCGTCGCCCGCCACGAACTGCTCGACGGCGTCGACCTACGCGTGACCGGCCGCACGGTCGCCGACTGCGCGACGCCGTTGCTCGTCGAGTCCGGCAAGTACATCCGGCTGATCGCGAGCGCGCGCGAGCGGGCCGCATGATCGAACCAGCGCTCCGTGAACAGCTCGACGCCGTGAAGCTCTCGACGCTCGTCGAGTACCTCGCTGCACGGTTCGGCCTTGTGCGCGGCGAGCTTCGGCTGCAGATCAAGGCCGGCTGCTACGAACGCGGCCGCGCCGTCGTGCCGCTCGGCGATCTCCCGCGCCACGACTGAACGTTCGCGACGGCGGGTTTCGTTCGCTACGGTCCCGACCAGTCGGCCGACCCAACGTCTTGGCAGAGACTCGGTGGCCGCGGTAGCGCACCTCGGAGCCGCCTCCCATGGGACCGGCGGCCCCTGCCGAAGATAGGCCGAACGGCCCTTGCGCCGATATGCACCTCGTGATTACGGTGCGCGTGCCTTTCAGAGCCGGTAGCGGCGAAGGGTCCTAGAGCCACCATGAGCCGCTGCTACCGCGCCTACCTCTCGATCGCGAAGGTCCCTGCCAGGGCCGACGCACTCCACGCGCGCTGGCGGCCTGAACAGGTCGCCTGTTGTCGAAGCTAGACCAACGTCACGTCAGGCTCTACGGGCCTGCGTTCGCGCTGCACGACGTCCGCGACGTCGAAGCGCACGTCCGCACTCTCCTCGACGCCTACCTCCGCGAGCGCGGCGCACGCCTCGACGCCGCGAAGTACAACGACGCACTCGCCTACCTCGTCGCTCTCTGCTGGACGCTCTCCGGTCTCCAGTCCGACGGGCGCACACCCCGTCTCGAACACTGGGCCGAGATCATCCAAGCCACCGAACAGGGCGAGTACACGATCGAGATCGGGCCGTTCACGTCTCGCGACCGCGCCGAGAAGGCTGCCGCCGCCTACCTCGAGCAGCAGACCGCGCCGCTCGTCGCGGTCGCCTACATCGTGCGGGCGCCGCGAGGCTCATACGACTCGACCTTCGGGCTCGCGTTCTCGACCTACAGCCGCCGCATCCTTTCCCGCCGCGTCGTCGACTGGTACCGCGCGACCTTCGGCGACAGCCGCTACGGCAGCAACCCGAAGCCGCTCTCACTCGACCAGCTCGTCGACCAGTTCGAGGAGGGCGCGTGGAGCGACGCCGGCGGCGCGGGCGACTCCTACCTCGACCACAACGGGCCTGGAGCGCGATACGACCGCATCGACGAGCTGAACCGGCACGCCTACTACGACCCATTCGAGGAGCGCGACACGCGCTCCGTCACCGACCAAGGAGGCACCGACCGTGCTGCCGCAGCTCGCTGACCTCGACGTCGCCAAACTCTCCGCTGACGCGCGCGACGCGCTCGCCGCCGGCCAAGAGCTCGCCGACGGAGCCTCCCTCGCCGACGTCGCCGCCAAGCGCGCGATCTCCGTCGACGAGCTGAAGCGCCGCATCGAAACGCTCGCCGCGGAATGGCGGGAGCACTCAGGCATCGTCGGCCTGCCGAAGCTGACCGACGACGAATACGAAGCCCTCCGCGACTCGATCGCGAAACACGGCCAGATCGTCCCGATCCTCGCCGACGCCGACGGCAACATCATCGACGGCCGCCATCGCCTCCGCGCCTGCCGCGAGCTCGGCCTCGAGCCCCGCATCGACTATCTGCCCGCGAGCACCGCAGCCGAAGAGCTGAAGAGTCTGGCGCTCGTCGTGAACCTCGCCCGACGGCAAATCACGGCGAGCGCCAGGCGCGGAATCGTCCGCGACGAGCTCCTCCGCGACGCCAGCCGCTCCGACCGCGCGATCGCGGCCGCCGTCGGCGTCTCGCATCCGACTGTCGCAGCGGTACGCCGCGATCTTGAGCAGCAGGGCGAGGTGGAAACTCTTTCCACCAGGGTCGGCAAGGACGGTGTCGCCCAGCCCGCCGCCAAGCCGCCACGCGATCCAGCCGAACTGGCCGAGCTGCCCGACGGCCTCGTCGACGTCACGCTCAGAGTCACCCGCGAATACGCCGACGCCGTCGACGGCGGCGCCTGGCTCGAATGCCGCGCCATCCGCCTGGTGCTCGTCGACGCCGGGACCTACACGCTGGAGGTGAAGCAATGACCGAGATCCAGGGCGACAGCCTCACGCACACCTACGACTGCAAGACCCCGAACTGTGTCCGTGAATCCCGGTCGCCCGTCGGCCGCTACAGCTACTGCGACGAGTGCCGCGAACGGCGCGCTCGCGAACGCGGAACACCAGCCAAGCCCGCCAAGACCTCGTCGTCGCCCCCCGCGCGCCCGTCGGCGTCGTTCGTCAGTCGCCTCGACGAGATCAAGAAGCACGCTGCCGCAGCCGACCGCGCGCGCTCGGCCGCGATCGCGGCGATGCAGAAGGCGCTCGAAGCGAAACGCGCATCGGACGCCGCTGAAGAGACCTACAAGCAGGCGCTTCGCGCGGCAACAGGATGAACGATCTCGACGCGATCAACCGCGCGAGCCGCCTCGAGCAAATGGGCATCGTCGTCCGCTCGCCCGAGCTCCGCGAGAAAGCGCAATCGATCGCCGCCTTCAACGCCGCCGGCGGCAACCGCGCGATGCGCCGCGCAGCCAAGCGCGCCGGCAGGCGGCGCTGAGGTGGGGCCGCTGACCGTCGCCCTCTGGTCGCTCGTCGTCCTCTTCGCCGGAGGCGACGCGGCCGCGCACTTCACCCACTACCGCTACGGCGAGACCGTCTCAGCGTCGATCTGGCAGGCGCTGAAGCGCTTCCCGATCCTGCACTACATCCTCGGCGTCGCGATCGCCGTGCTCTTCACGCACCTGGAGTTCCAACTGCCATGAGCGAGCTCACTCAGGGTCGCCGTCGCCACGAGGACACAAAGCCGTGGGAGCTCGAGGCCGGCGACTACACCGTGCGCGATGGCGTCGCGTGGGTTTGTCTCCCCTCCGGCGTTGGGCCGTCACGTCTCAAAGGCTGGGATCTCATCGAGCACGACGACGGGACGATCACGATCAGCCCCTCGATCCTCGACTCAGGGACGCCGAACGGATGGCACGGCTTCCTCGAGCGCGGCGTATGGAGGTCGTGTTGATCTGCCCGGTCTGCGGTGGCCCGAAGACGAAGCGCGCGCATCTGTGCGCGGGCTGTCGGCGTGCGGCGATCGCCGCGGGCGTGAACCTGTTGCTCGCCGACATGACGCCGGCGGCGCCGCGGCCGCCGCACGTCGACCCGTTCCGCACACCGGGCCAGAGCCGCGCCTACCACGGCAAGTGCGGCAGCCTCGCGCAGCTCGAGCAGACGACACCGCAGCGAATCAAGCAGCAGGCGCTCGAGCACATCAGCGCCGTGGTGGGCCGTCCTGTTCTGTCCAGCAAGGATCTCACCGAGGACGAGATGAGCGACCTGCTCGACTGGCTCGACGAGTCTATTGCCTCGGTCCAGCCATGAGGCGTCCGGCTCCGAGGCCGCGGCTTCCGATCGGCGACGATCTCGATCAGGAGCTCGTGTTCGATCTCGCGGTTGGCTGCGCGGATGCCACGCTGTACGACCGTCACATCACGGACGCCGAGCGCAAGAAGTGGCGCGACGAGGACGCAGAGCGTGACCGCCATCGCATCCCGCTCGGGTTCCGGGCGCCGGCGGGTCTGGACGAGCCGAGGTCGACGGCACCTTGAAGGCCGCCAGCGACAGGGTGCCGGTCACGCTGCGGCTACCTCGGCAACTTCTCTCGAGGTCGGCATGCTGGCTGCGCTGCAGGTTGCGCGGCCACCAGATGACGACCGTGCGCGTGCGCCAGCCTGGCGGCGTGCTGGCCTCGGCTTCGGTCTGCCGGCGCTGCTCGCGTGTCGACTACAGCAGCGTCCGCACAATCGCGTGGAACCGCCACGAGCGCCGCCGTCGAGCACGCGCGCTCGCGAAGCGCATCACGCGCTGAGCTGCCGTGGCTCTCGGCCGGATCTGCCGGTACCAGGACGGAGCGATCTGCACCGACTGCAAGAGCAGCTGCCGCCTCGACAATCAACGGCGAGCCGAGAAGAGCAAGCGCCACGGGCTGACGACGTCGCGCTGGCAACGGCTGCGCACGGCGGCGCTGCGACGTGATCGGTTCCTTTGCCAGCTGCGACTCTCCGGCTGCACGCAGAAGGCCACGACGGTGCATCTACGTCCGGAGCTCGCCGGCGACCATCTCTCGGCGTCGCTGGGAGACCTGAGCAGCTGCTGCGCGCACTGCCACGGCGCAGTCGACGCGCCGCGCGCACGGCGCTGAGAACGGCTTGGGGGGCGGGTCGCAGACTGGGGCGGCCGCGCTCACCCCGCGCTATTCTCTTCCTTC